TTAGCTAACCCTTCCCATTGCCGCCATAACATCGGCAAAATAATCCGGGTCATGATGAAAATAGATTGCCTCGGTTATGCGGCTGTCGCTATGCCCGACGAACCTGGCAACCTTCTGTGCAGACACGCCCTTGGCAATGATCCACGAAATCATCGAGTGCCGCATCACATGAGGCGTCACATCGGTAATGGGGTGGACAAATGTCACGGGCAGGCCATCCTTGGTAACGTGTCGGATGATCTTTTCGGATCGCTGCCAGCCAGTAACAAAGCCAGCTTTGCAAGCTGTCGCGTGAAAGCTCTTTTTGATGTCTTTGATCGGGCGGCCGCGCCAGGTAAACAAATAACCCGTATCTGATCCGCTGCGCCGTTTGGCATAGACAAGAAACGTGCGCAATCTCGATGATATGCTGATCACTGGTCTTGTTTTGCTGGTCTGCTCCCGGCCCGGTGGGTTCAGGTCGATGATGCCGCGATCAAGGTCGATCTGGTGCCAGCGCAATTCCAAAATTGCTGATTTTCTTGCCGCCGTGTAAAGCGACAAAAGGATGAACAGGCGCATGTGCTCGCCGCCCTTGTTGATCGGGATTTTGCGGGCCTGTCGTAGCAGGTTTGCAACTTCCTTTCGCGATAGCCAGCGCTCTTTGCGCTTTGGTGTTTTTGGCCGCCAGATCGGGGCATTTCGCAACACCCGGCCCTGTTTCCAGTCATGATTGATCGCGGCATTGAGAACATTCAGTTCCCGCACTACCGTTCCTGGCTTAAGGCCAGCTTCCTGCCGGATGCGATTATACCCCCGGCAGGTAACCTCGTTTACGTCTTGAACGGTTTTCGCGCCCCAATAGGGGATCAGGGCATCAATGGAATATCCGAGGGTTGCAGGCGATGCGACGTGCGGCCCATGCTCATCAGCATAATCGCTGAGAACGTCGCTCAGTTTGCGGTAAGCTGGATCACTTGGCCCGATTGGGCGGCTGTTGTGGACGATGAATTCTGCGAGCGCTTTTTCAGCTTCGCCGCGCTCGCAAGTGCTCGTTGATTTCGAGCGTTTTCGACCATTTTCGAACCATCGGATTTCCCAGATTTGTTTGTCAACGCGCCAGTGGAGGCGGGGGCCTTTGTTTCTTCTTGGCATTTCACGCGCTGCCTCTCCAAATATTCTTTGACGGATTCCGGCGTTATCAGGAAACGACCGGCCACATAGGTTGCCTTAATCTCACCCGTCTTGCACCTTTTTTGAACGTATGCCGTGGAGCAGCGTAGAACCTGGGCAACCTCTTGCGGTATCGCAAGGTCCGGGAGGCTGTCGATACTGGGTGTTATTGCGTTCATCCCACCACCTCGCAAAGTTCATCGGGAATTTCGATTTCTTCGCCAAACCTGAGGCAAACGATTGTTCTGCAAGCTGCAACCAGCGGCATTGGTCCATCCTGAACGCTGTCACCAGCAATATTGGCCGACCAATATGTCACTTCCCATTGCAAATTGATGCTGTATTCCTCTATCAGTGGTCCGCCGTGCGCCCAGTTGCCCTCAGGATTGAATTCAGACTGGTCCAATGCTCTTTCCGACCTAACGAAAACCGATGATTTGCCAGAAAATTCCCACCAAAATGTTGCGCCGAAATGATCTGTTGGATCGCCCCACTCAGCCACGGTAACCGCATAGTTCAGCGCCCGCCCGGTCAGTTCTGAAACTTTGACCTTCATTCCCCTTCCTCCACCTCAAGCCCGATGGCTTTTACTGCAGCGATAATCCCTTTAATTCGGGTGGGACCAGCAACCACTTCATACCCGTGCTCTTCCATGGCGGCGGCCTTGGCCATCACCTCGATCTGGGCGCGGGTAATTTTGCAATCTTCTGGCGTGTAAGAGACAATCGGCCCGCGTTTCGAAAACGCACTAATACGGCAGATCGGCCCAGCAGCATTTTTAACCGGCACAATCGCGAATTTCTGGGTCATGCCGCACTCCCTTTCAGAAAAGCATCCACGTTGGTCATGTGTGGATTGAACGACACCGCCCATACCCATGGATTGGCGTCCCAGCTATCTGGGCCGTTGATGCGCTCCCATAAGTCTCTAAATTCCCACCGGCACGCATTCAAATAGATGCGGTCAGCTACGTCGTTGCTGGCACCGAGAAGGTCAAATTCCCTGACTTTCTTGCTGCGTTGGTCTACACCTTCTGCTCGTGCATCCTCGGCGGCGATTTGGTTCAGTCGCTGCACCCGAATATCAGTGATTTCCAGCGTGATGCGGCTTGCCCATCGTGGCATGTGGATGGATGGACGCCAAGGCCACCCGCGAGCGTCTTTATCAAGACCCGCCAGCTTGTCAGTTGCCATGTATCGAACGTCAGAAACGTGATCTTTGGTCGGCAGGTAATCTCCAAATGACAACGCCTGCCAGCTCTCCCGCACCCAAAGCAAATCTCCTGGTTTGCCGTAGGGGCAGTTTACCTTTTTTGTCTTGGATGAAGGCAAAGGCGATGCCAAATGATCGAAGTGAGGGTTTCCATTAGAGCCTTGGCCGTAATTGCATCCATTCCAAATGCAGTTATTGTGATTATCGCTATATGGCTGCGGTTTAATGACCCGCCGCGTCTGCGTCTTTCTGCCATCCAGAATGGCGCGCACCATTGGGGCACTGAATAGGATGGGTTTTACTTGCATGCCAGTTCCTCCCAAACATCGCCTTTATCTCCGATGGTGCCGAAAATGCGTTGCCCGTCTTCAACTTCGATCACGGCAGATTCTTCGCCTCGGTCGTTTTTCCATGCCTCGACAATTTCATAGGCCTTGCCCACGACAATCGACGGGTGGCCCGGAACGTTGGTTTTTGCGTATCTGGTCATTTCGGCCCCTCCGGCATATGGTCCCAGTGCGTCGGGCCATTTTCCTTGGTGTAGAAGTTCCAGCGGTCTTGATCTGGAATGTAATATGATGGCCTGGTTTCCTTTTCCCCGACGCGGCCAGTCATCACCATTTCTGGAATATGGAATTTACAGGTTCCGTTTTTGCCAGCCCTTTGAATGCGATACGATCCAAGCGGAGCCGATGAGATATCCTTCCAGTCCGGGGTCATTCCAGCTCCCCCTTTTTGGCATCCTTCGCAGCGGTCAGGGTGTCGGCCCGTGTATCGCCTTTCAGGTGCCGGATACCGTCTTGCAGGCCAGACCAGACGTTAATCAGGTGATCCATTGTCTGACATGCGGCAATCGCTTTGTTCGCGTCCAGCAGCCACGCTCCAACCTGTTCGGGGTCGAATTGCGGTGCTTCAGGCGCTTCCATCACTTCGCCGGTTTCCTGGTCGATGGTTTCAGGAATTTTCGGCTCCTGCTTTTTCGCAGTAACCGCGACCGCCTGCTTTTTGATTTCATCGGCTGAGATCACGGATTCGCCATCGGCGGGGAATTCGTCTTCGGCCTGCATTTCGCCGTTGTTGATTGACCGGTAAATCACCTGCAATTGAGCAATGTCATGCGCGGTCCATTCTCCAGTCGGGCGACCGATCTTCTTTGCAAGGCGCTTTTGATCAATCCCGAGTTCGGCATATTTGTCTACGGCCTGAGTGATGCGCTTGGGCAGTGGAATTCCGCCACCGTCCTTGAGCGTTTGGGTGCATATATCCTTGGCGTCATCGACGAACCAAGGCGGCAGGATACCAAGGATCATTTCGCGAAGGCGGCGTGCACCGGCATTGGCATTGTTTTCGTAAATGTCGCGCAGATCGGTCAGCTTTTTCACGCCGTGTTTCGTGTCGCGACCATGCGGAACAATGAAGGTTGTTTCAGCACGGTTATTGGTTTCCAAATCCCATGCGAAGGCCTGCATTTCAGAGACGCCGGCGTAATCATCACGGCTGAGTTCCTTGATTCCGTAATCGATGTTCCCCCAGCACCTGGCCAGTTCGCGGGCAAGATGGATCGACGGGCCGGATACCGTTTGACCACCTCGGTTAAACCGGAAAAACGCCTTTTCTGATAGCGACTGAATGCGGCAGCTATCTTCCATGCTGGAAATGGCCTTTGTGATATCCCGTGGCCGCTGCTGGGCAACCACAATTGCGCCCTGAACTTCGGCAATTGCGCGGCTCTGTTCGATCCTGGTTGCCTGTGACGCGCCACCAGAAGCCTGAGCCTGCATGTCAGACGCTGAAATAACTGATTTGTTCATGATGTTTCCTATTCAGCTGCTAGCGGGCGGTTGGCCGAAATATCCTTGGCGCCAAGCCCGAACGTGTCTTCAAGTTGGTATTCCTTCCACGTGGGAAGGTTCACGCCGACCACGTTGTCGGCATATGATGGCCAGTGACCGGTTTCGAGGCCTCGGGCAAAGATTTCCTTTGCGCGCCGGTTGGCAATCCGGCCCCATTCAACTGCAGGCCGTTCAAGCTGAATCACAGACACGCAGTAAGGCGGTTCCTTCTCGATCACCACAAAGACGAAGGCTCTCATTTCGTCGCCGGTCAGTTCCCGGTACGCGTCCTGATACCAGGCATCCTGCTGGTAATATCCAAGGTCCGCCGCCTGCTTCGAAAAGTCCGCTGGCTTGGCGCTGCGAACGTTCTTCATGTCGGCGAAGATCGTTCCATTGACCGGCCAAGCATCAAACCGAACCCGACACCAGAACCCGAATTCACGATCCCGGTAGAACCCCGACCGTTCAGGGATGATGTTTTGAAAGGCAGACGATGCGAAAGGGTGGTCCTTCACTGCATCAACCAGAGCAACCACCATCTTGTAATCGTCATGCCGAAGGGCGGTTTTACCGGCTGCCTCAGCTTCCTCTTTGGCCGCGATGGCGTCGGCCCATTTCTTGGTTGCTGCCGCGTTAAAACCTTCTGGCAGGATGAAATACTGGCTGTCGAAATGATCGGCCAGCAACAGCTTGTCATGCGCTGCCTGCCCAACGTCAAAATGCCGCTTCCGCTCCTGTACCGGGGCATCCGGGTTAAGGCGCTTGTTCTGATACCAGAACTTCAACGGGCATTCGTTGACGATCAGCTTTGCGCCAGAGCAAGACAAACTCGGTTCCGGGCACGGATCAGCATGGTAATCCTCGTTGCTGATGTCGTCGTAAAGGCCGGGTTCTGTGATCATTGCGCACCCCCGCGAACTTCAACAACCTTTCCAAGGCAAAGCGCAATCGCCATCGACATGCCGTATTTTTCCTTCTGCGGCATAAGGTAGGTGCTGCGGTCGCCCCAAGGGCTTGATTGCGAATTGCCAAACGACGTTGAAACAAACGGGTCGCCACCGGCCTGCGGGTGAATAAACACCGCAAGATCGCCTTCCTGTGGCTGGATATCTGTCACGTCAAAGATAACGACCTTGCCGCCAATCATCATTGCGGCCATGCCGTTGCGCGTGAGGCCAGGTTCGACCGCGTTGCTCTGTGTAATGGCAGGTGCGATGCCGGGTAGTTCCAGGCGCGCCAGAAGCGACACAACGTCTGTGAAGGCGTGTTCAGGCACATCCTTGTAGCTGCATCCGAACTTCTTCTTGATCGCAGACCAGCATTTGATTGTCGCTGAAGCACGGTGTTCTTTTGGCGCAGCGTCGGCGCGGGCCTTGACCATCGCCTTGATTTCGTCCTGCTGTTCAACTGTCAAACCGCCTTTGACAGTTGACCGGGTTTGTTCAGGGCGGAAAGACGGGTTAACAGGTGCCAGCCCTTCAAGAACATCCAGCACCCATTTGCGGAATTCCTTCGCCCGTTCTGTGCGGGCAAACATCGCAATCAGGTGGCATCCGCGAGGGGAGAAGATGCGGTGCTTGGTTGGTGCGACTTGGCCCCTCGTACTCAATTTGAGTAAGAGGGTCATTTCATCGCTGAATTCGTCTTTAACACGGTTATACAAAACCGTAATCTTGTTTGAATGAGCATACCCCAGCGCGCGGGCCAGATCAGAACTGGTCAGCCACGGGGTACCATTGTGATCAATGATCGAAAGGTCAGTGTCCTGAAAACGGACGGATTCCGGGAGGGTAAGTTGTGCGCTCATAGCGGTGTTCCTTGGTTTGGATGAACCCGGAACCCCTCGCCAAAAGGGTGGCCGGGCAACAACGGGTTGGCGAACCGGCACCAAGGGACCGGCAGACCCGAAGGTCTCCCATTGCGCCCGACCATAAGAAAAACCGCTGCCATATAAGGCGCGGTTTCGAGCGCCTTGGTGTTGCAGGTCGCCAAACCCGGCCAGCGAATTTGCGCTGACAGGGAAAACGATATGATCTGTTGGGATCGATGTCAAGGGGTGGGTCAAGACACACCCCCGGCCTTGGCTTTGGCGAGGACTGATCGAGCCTTCCAGAATTCATTAAATTCAGAATCCTCTACGGTTTGATCGTCGGGGAATTTTGGATAGTGCGTTTCCCAAGCAGAAATAGCACCTTCCAGCGCCCCAACCAGTTCGGCAATGAGGGCGTCTTTGGCTTCGATCTCGGCGGCCGCATTAAGCATCACCTGACCGGCGGCTGGCACTTCATATCCAGAAGAAACCATCGGCGCCCATGCGCGCAATTGGGTAATAATCATGCTCACGACGTTATCTCCCTCCAATGCGCCAGCCTCTTGCGCAGGCGGCGGGTTAGTTTGTGGATAAGGGCGGTCATAGGTCTGGGTTCCCTAGCTCGTGAGCTTCGACAACATCAAAGTTTTCAGCGAGCCATCCGCTCCATTCTTCGTCTTCTGCGTCGGTCCACTTAGCATTCCAGCCATCCTCACCGGCGCACACTTTAACTATTTCAACTTCTCCGCCCTCGGCTGGATGCCAGTATGTCGCCGGAACTTCTGGTGTTTTTGTAAATTCAACCAAAACTTTCTGTTCATTTTCGCGGTAAAATTCGTGAAAGAATGTTTTCATCACGCCACCCCCTGCTCATAATGCTCACGGGCAACCCGGTGGACATAGGCCTGGTAAGAAGAGGCCAGAAACATCCGCACTTTGTTGCTCGATATTTCCCCGGAGAACTGCGCGATAGCGTTACAGGCTTCGAGCCTTTCACCGGCATCTGTGGAGTTCAGCAGCGTGCTTGAAAGCTCCATAGCGCGTTGGGTTTCGTGGGTGAGGGTCATAGCTGGCCCTCCGCTTTGGCGATGACATCACGAATTTTGGATAGTGTGGTCCAGCATTCGTTTGCTGTATCTTGTCCATAGCAAAGCTGTTCAACCGCGCATTCAGTAACGCGCAGCACATCAAGCAAGTCAGGCGCTGCGGCGATCAGATTAGCATTGGCCTTTTGTTCGTCGTATGTCGGGATGGCGTAAGCTGATTCCGGCAAATTAACGCGCGTGGTTTTCATTGCAGTGACGACAATGTCGTCTCCATCGCAATCAACACCTGCGCAAACACAAGTTTCGTAAAGCCCGTGCAACCTCCAAGGCCCCGGCGTATGCTTTGCTTTGCTCATCTCACCCTCCACACGCATCATAAAAAAACCTTGCAGCGCCCAGCGCCCCGATGATCACGGCAGATGCTGCAACCATAATCTTGGCGAACAACACCACATCATGCCGCGCCCTGAATTCGTCAGGGCATTTGTTGTCCTTGTCCATGATTTGCTCCTTTGGAACCGCTCATGACAACGCACCTGCGGGTGCGCTGCGGTGAGGGGTTAAATACCGGCCTTTGTGCCATCCCAAGAGAAGTGCGGACGGGCGACGTGAACCAGAGACATCAGGTCTTCGGCATCGCGATCCAGCATCCGCTTGCGGCGTGCAACGGCATCGCGCTCAAAGCTGTCTTCGTGGCTGTCCAGCATGTATTCGAATTCGTCAGGGGTGATGCCAAGCTCGACCGCTGCGTCGTTCATTGCCATGGCGAGGCGGTCGGCGATTGCGTCAATCCCGGCGCGCTCTGCATCAATGTTACGGAGGTCAAATTCAACGGCTGCGTTCATGATCTCGCCCTCATCAGTGGGATTTCGGTTGGTGATGAGGTGATACTAGTTTTATTTGTAGGTAGTGTCAACAAGAAAAACTAGTAATTTATTTGTAGGCCATGGGGAGCGTTGATTTGTAGGTGCCTATGCTGACGTAGGTTGCCCCAACAGGGTAGATTCCACCCTATAGGTTAGTTGATTTTGTTGATTTGGTTATGGTTTTGTAATTTTGGATGCGCTCCCGCAATCGCGGGGAGGTCCGGAACCTATGCGAGCTTTCCCCTCGCACCGCTGAATTCAAGCGCCCCGCTGACCGCGCGGTCTGCTTGATATATATGAATAAAAAGCATTTGAAATAGTCCTCAAATGCGGAGGGGGAACAATGGCTTGCGCTTTAAATGACATAAAAATTATAACCCTGAAGCCCGGTGACGCGTGTGGGGCGCGCTATCAGGCTGGCGAAAGCCTTATGCTAATCAGGGGATTAAGGGATTTCTCTAGCTGGGTATTGGTGCGCGACCAAAACGACAGGTGCCACGTCATAAAAATGCCGGGCGTTTTGCCGGACGGAGAGGTTTTTACAATCTCGGGGAGGGGTCAAATATCCCAGGAGCCAGCGATACGATGCAGGTGTCTTACATCATCTCGCGGAAGCTGTGTCTCTTCTTCTGGGTTCAAAGATCCGAGCGTTATCGATTCGGAACCTATCTTGGTAAGCTGACGAACGAGGCATTCACCGCTTTGCAACTCAGCCAGCACAAAATCCCCTTGTTGTGAAGGCCTGACCGGATCTATTAGCAGCAATTCGCCAGCAAAATACCTCGGCTCCATGATCGGGCCATTCATGTAAACCGCAAAGGCGCGCATGTTCCCAACAAGGAATGCTGGGCGTGACGTGTATCCTTGCACATCATTGGCGGATAGCTTGATGCTTTCCGATATTCCGTTTGATGTGCCTCTGATTGGCAAGTCCTTGGCCAGGTCCGGTGCAAAGTTGGAAACTATCGGTGCAGGAGGTGGTGTTGGCGAGCGCTGTAGTTCTGGGCCATTCTGGTTACCGAACCGTAGCCACGCTTCTTCAACGCCAAGTGCCCGCGCTATCTTTTCAATGTTGCGCGGGTTGGCTGTTTTGTCGGTTGCTATAAAGTTGATGGCTTGCTGACTTGCACCGACTGCCCGCGCCAGCTCTGCTTGGCTCATGCCCGCATCTTTGAGGGCTTTCGAGAGCCTCTTTCCCATAGTTTCCATGGGTCTTTGTATGCCACAGCGATTATTTGTAGTCGCGACAAGATTTGTTGGTTGACGTGTACTAATAAAACTAGTAGTATTCGACTTATCAACTAGGAGATCTTGTATATGTCCGGTCACACCGAAGCCCTTCAAAAAGCAATTGATCTTGCTGGTTCCCAGACAAAGCTCGCTGAGCGCGTCGGCCGCAGCCAGCAAACAATCAGCAGATACATGCGCGAAGAAACCATTCCGTACGCGCTTGCGGTGAAAATAACCGCAGCAACAGGCATTCCGTTGCCTGACTTCCTCCCTGAATTGAAGGCGATGGATCCCCACGCCTAACCCATCCCGTCCGCACGGGAATCAAGCCGGACGCCTCATACCCGTTCGGCTTACCCCAGGGTCCAGCAATGGCCCCTACGTCTCCCAGACGTGAAGTCCTCCCTGTTACTGCCGGGAGGGGTAACTCCCTCCCGGACCTTTTTGGAGAAAGACAATTGCTTACCCAAGAACATCTTAAAGAGGTTCTTCAATATGATTTGTCGACCGGCATTTTCACTTGGGCGCACCCGACGTCTCGACGGATTTCTGTCGGGGATATTGCAGGGAGCATCAAGACTTCTGGGCATCGCCAAATCCAAATAGATCGATCTCGGTATGCCGCTCATCGGCTGGCCTTTCTTTGGGTTCTAGGTAGGTGGCCGAACAAGGAAGTCGACCACGTCAACGGCGTAAAAGACGACAACAGATGGTCAAATCTTCGAGAGGCGACGAGACAACAAAACATGAGAAATCGACCAATGAGTTCAGCAAATTCTAGCGGGTTCAAAGGCGTTTACCGTGACCCCTCATCAAACAAGTGGGTTGCAGCGATCGGCATAAACAAGACCCCAAAATATCTGGGCGCTTACGAAAGCAAAATCGACGCGGCTAAGGCTTACGACAAAGCCGCGTCTGATATTTTTGGCGAATACGCAAAGACCAATCAGAGCATGGGTCTTCTGTAGTCGCCGATCGGAGCAAACCTGTCGAGGAGCGAACTCGACGAAATGAAGCTAACAAATTGTTTTGTCTATTTCTTGTGAAATAAAACTGGATTTTACCCATGACAAATCCCCGCCCGAAAATGACCGAATTTGAAGCTGTCCACGCTTGCTTTGCCGCGTTTGGCGCTGATGGTGTTTCCGAACTGACAGGGAAGTCGGCATCGCTTGCCCGGAAATGGTCTGACCCGGACAGCGACCACAAGATCGGGTTTCACCAGGCTTTTATGCTTGAAGCTGCGCTTATCCTGGCCGGTCACGAACCGCAATTCGGTTTGGCTTTTAAAACCCAGGTAGAGCGCATCACGGGCCGGGTTCTCGACCATGTTCCAGCCGATCCCGCAGATCGCGTTTGCGAACTGATCAACCTTCTTGGCAATGCCGCCGATGAAATCCGCGCGAGCCGCGACATTAAAAGCCCCGGTGGCACCGCGATTACCCCGCGTGAAAAGGATCAGATTATGTCCTGTCTCCATGAATTGCGCGTGACGGTGGACAAGGCGATTGCTGATTTCGATACCCCAGAAAACCACGCAAAGGAGGCCGCGGAATGATCACCCCCACCCTTGTTCTGCTGGCGGTTTTTGTCGCCATCGAAAGCCGCTTTTCCGTTGAAGCCGACGCCGAAACCCACGGGGCAGACCCGCCAATTTCCAAAACCGCCTATCACCGCAGGCCTAAGGTGTCTGTCTGGTGAATGAAACTGCCCCAAACCAGCCCGACCCCGATTTGAAGATTGGGGCGGGCATTTGGGGTGCCAAGACAGTGTTTTGGTTGGATCAAGAGCAAAACGCCGGGGTGTTTCGGCATCCCGGCAACCGCCTTAGCAACGAGCATCTTACGGGATGCTGATTGGTGCGGCGGCGTGGAAAGCAGACACGCAAAACAAGAAATATGCCGGAGATAGGTGCCGGGGAAGAAAATCCGTTGCAGTGGGGCTTCTTGGTTCGTGCCTCCTGTAGTGCCCAGATGGGAGCCAGATGCCCATTGCGCCGGAGTAGCGCCCGGCCCGCACCACTGAAATTTGCCCAACAGGGCATCCGCAAAGGCTGGATGACTTTCGCCCTTTCAAGACGGCCTCAAAATGTCACCGAAAAGGGCCGTGGGGGTTGCTGACCGAGAATAGCACCAGTTGAGCACGGACTTAGGTACGGCGAAGTCGGGTGAAATCCCCGACACCACGGTCCCGTAGCTCAATAGGTAGAGCTGATGGCTCATAACCGTCTGGTTGCAGGTTCGAGTCCTGCCGGGACCACCAAAAACAACCGTTGAGGAGCGTAAATAATGTCAGAAGTAGGCGGAATTCAAGCGGATCAACTCGCCTCATATGTCGAACGGATCGAGCGTCTGGAGGCTGAAAAGGCCAACCTGATGGCCGATATCAAGGAAGTTTACGGCGAAGCCAAAGCCCTTGGATATGACGAAAAAATTCTGCGTCAGGTTATCAAGCTGCGCAAGATCGAGGAGCATGAACGCTCCGAACAGGAAGAAGTCCTGGAAGTGTACAAGCGTGCGCTGGGGATGAGCTGATATGGCAAAACTCACCCCAGCTCAAGAAACGGTGGTCGATGATCTGCGCGGCGGATCGATCATCTATTCCTACCACGAAGATGGCGCAATGAAATTTCGCACCCTTCGCGGCACCTGCGAGCGCCTGCAGGTAAGAAAAAAAACGCTCGATATCCTGGTATCGAGGGGAGTTGTTTCGCCTTGTGGAGACGGCCTTTTCGGTACGACGCAAACCTATCGTCTTGCGGAGGCTTCGCATGGCGCGTGATGTTGATGGCGTTGAAATACACCCCGGCGATTTGGTTACGCACATCAAAGGCGAATTTACCGCCACAGAGCGCGTCAAGGAAGTTGGCCGGGCCAGTGTCACAATCGATTGGGCATCAACGCGCATTCCTGTCTTCGCGTCCGGCCTTGTGCGGGTGGTGAAGCAATGAACAAAGGCGTCCGCAGGAGCAACCCGGAAGAAATCATCCATCGGTCAGTGGTCCAATATCTGAACTGCGTTCTTCCTGCGGGCGTGATCTTCTTTCATCCCGCCAACGGCGGTGTTCGGTCCAAAGCCGAAGGGGGTATTTTCAAGGCACTTGGCGTCAAAGCCGGAACGCCAGACCTTGTTTTTATCCTACCCGGTGGACGCACCGCCTTTGCCGAGATCAAAGGACCAAACGGCAGTCTTTCAAAAACCCAAAAGATGTTTCGTGACGATGCTTTGGCGCTTGGGTGTGCCTGGGTCGAAGTGCGCTCCATCGATGACATGAAAGACGCCCTGACAGAATGGGGAATACTGCAATGACCCTCACCCCGATAGAAGAAATAGAACTCGACCGCAACATTGAGATTGACCGTCTGCGCAAAGCGAAAAGCAGCAAGAATTCGCAGGCCGTCGGTCGCCATCTTGCCGAAATGCGCCGGTTAACGCTGGCCTCGCTGAAGCTGTCAAATGAACAGGGGCGCGTGGGGAGGGCCGCACAATGACCCAGCAACCCTACGACCTGACAGAAAAATCAATGGCCGATGGGCACCTGAAAAAGGTGCTTGGCGAAAGCGGTGTGATCGACATGGGCAGGCACCCTTATTACCGGGCGGCAAGGGCGCATCAAAGCCTTGGCCGGAAGGCTGAGGTTCGTGGTGGTGAATGCTACCTGGATGGGCGGTTTATGCTGCCCTGCAAGTTTATGGCTATGGTTGGGGTGGGGTTCGAATGACCAAAGCCACCAACCCATGGATGAAGTTTTACCCGTCTGACTGGCGTTCCGATCCAGCGGTACGGGTATGTTCCCTCGCAGCTCGTGGGCTGTGGGTGGAAATGCTCTGCATTATGCACGAGGCAACACCACGCGGCTATCTGACCATCAAAGGCCACGCCGTGACCGATGCACAATTAGCTGCACTGTCTGGGGCAACCATCGACGAGATCACCAACCTGATTGGCGAGCTCGAAACGATGGGTGTTTTCAGCCGTGACGGCAAGGGGTGCATCTACTCACGTCGTATCCTTCGTGATGAGAAGAAGTCGAAAATTGCACAAAAAAACGGAAAAAAAGGCGGAAATCCAAAGTTTTCAAGCACTGGTGTAAGTAACGGAAAACAAAAGGATATTTCGGCGTCGGTTAACCCACAGGATAAGGGTAGGGATAAGGGTCAGCCTAACACCCAGAAGCCAGAAGCCAGAAGCCAGATACCAGAAGATAGAGATAATGATAAATCATCATCTCTATCTGGCGATGATGAAAAATGGATCGAGAATGAAGGTCGGGATTATCTCATCTCGACCGGATCATCCGACAGCCAGGCTCGGCGCATCGTCAACGACTGGCTGATGGCATTCCCGGCCGATCAGGTCAGGGTCGCAATTGGACAGGCCCAGATCGCAGCAGCCGCATCCCCACCGGCATACGTCGCCAAGGTTCTGCGAAACGGACCAAGGTCAAACCTGCAAACATTCCCGCACCAACGCAACCAGTCCAAGCGGGAATTGGAAGATCAACAGCGCGCTAAATACGAGGCCCAATTGGCCTCTCTCGAAGTAGGAGCGAACAATGGCTGATACTCAGGTCAAAACGGTTGTGGAGCGGATCAAGAGCACCTGGGGTTTCATGGAGGTGCCCCAGCAGATCGAATACGAAAAAGCCCTGCAGGGGTTGGATGCCCAGTTGCTGAACAGGGTTATTTCCGAACTGATCACGGAGCTGCCACGCAAACCGGCACCGGCTGACGTCATCCGTCGGTATCGCGAACTTCAGCCGAAGATCACGACGAAATCCGATCGTCGTATGTCGCCGATTGAGCGGGCACAGGATTTTGTTCGTCGCAACCATGCACGGCTGCTCGATGTGCCGGCCATTTCCGAAATCAATTCCATGGCTGGGCGGCAAGCGTTCAAGCGCCACATTCTCGCGCTGTCCTTTGTCGAGGCCCAAGCCATTCAGGGCGGGCTTATGGCCGGTATCGCATACGACGGGATCAATGGGTTCGGGTACGGAACCTGGGGCGACGACAAGGCGATCACGGGAACTTTGCGGCGGATCTTCGATGAGGCGAAGCAGAACCGGTTCCTGTCGGCAAGGTATTCGGCGGCCTGCCTAAGGTACTGCAAAACCTTAAAAGATACCGACCAGCAGATGAATTTCGATGTGGATTGCCGGGCAAAGTCGAAGCCGTTGAAGGCAGTGAATTGGGGGAATTGACCTCATGTTCTCCGTCCAATTTCTGGTAGCGCCACGCACGAAAGGGTTTTGAATGGCGATTGCGGCGCGTTTGAGTGGGCTAGATTTAGCGTTGGCGGAATTTAGGTGGGGTTGTCGGGCGCGGTCCCTTCAAAGCGCTCTGTACGGTCAAATTATGGCTTTTAACGTTGAGGTGGTGAGATGAGTGGAAAGCATAACATGACGATCACAAAGGCGAAACTTGAAGACCTGCTGCAAAGGGTTGCTGATCTGTCGGTGGATCTGAGTTTTGAATCCGCTGATGAAAGCGGGGGCGTTGGACACGTGGAAAGCAATTTCGACTTGCAGCGCGATGACCGCGACCTGTGGGGCGAGATTGACCGGATGCTTTATCGCCTTCGCCGGGGTGACGATGTTGGTGAAGATGTGGCCGCCCTGCGCGCCGAAAACGAGCGGCTGCGTGGGGCTTTGGAGAATTTATCAGACAAATGCGCAGCAGGTGGCTTCTACAGTGACGATGACGCTGACTGGGCATTGGTGCGGGATGCGAGAAGTGCACTGAAAGGCGGTGCCGAATGACCGGTATGGTTGAGCGTGTGGCGAGGGAACTACACCGAAACGATGGATTTGAGGCGCTTGTAGAGTGGAATGATCTGGATGAGGATTCCCGGCAAATGTACGTGTTTTTTGCCAAGGTCGCCATCGAGGCCATGAAAGAGCCGACCACGGAAATGGAAATTGCAGGCACAGAACAATGGCTGTGTGAGGCTGCAATGGAGGACCGTGCCGGTGTGAACTACAGGGCCATGATCACCGCAGCGCTGGAGGGGGAGTGATGGACATTCGTGTAACCAAAATCAAAAATATTTGGCTGCGCAGAGTATGCATTATCCCGCTTTATGTCGGAACAATTGCTGTACTCGTCCCCTTGGTTCTAATTCAGGTATCTTGGGATATTTTATGTTCCGTGTGTGAGGCGGTTAAAGACAGCTTGTCTGATGTTGCTGATGAAGTTGTAGCACTTCACATGAACATTTCCAAAAGATGGAGAGGCAAGTGATCCCCCTAACCAGCCTCTCAAGCGCGCCTATTCCGGTGTTTCAGCCATCTGTAAAGCCCGCAAAGCAACGTGTAAGTAACGATTACATGTTCGAGCGGGCGTTCTTCCCACGCCTGACGTGGGCGTTTACCGATGCCGCCTTTCTGATCGGTGACCGGGAAGGCCGACAGATCGTTCGCGAATTCCACGCAGACCTGAAGTTCTGGCTCGACCAGGCACGCAACCAAACGCAGTTCTGCGAGGTTAAAGCGCCGCTCGATGACGTGGTGAACGGGCTGATTGATGATCTGATTGACCGGCAGGCTGGCACGTTGCGAACAACGAAGATCGTCATGGTCGGGTATGGCTTGTGTTTGCTGGCCGCTGATCATGCAGATGACATGTTTACGGGCCGGTTTGAAGCCACCCTGAACGCTGTCAACGACCACCTGCGGAGCGAGGCAGGCGACGAAATGGCAGTGGTAGAACCGTCGGCGCAGAAGGCGCTTAAACGGGCGGTGAAGTACCTGCATTCGAGGCACAAATTCAAGTGGATGGCTGTTTAGTCGACAAGATTTTCGGGACAGAGCAAACGGAGCGAGCGAACAATGGCATATCTGGCAGCATTTGAAAAACCAACGAACGCACGACGCAGACAGGGGGCTGTTTCGGTGGGGATGGCGATGGTTGATGGGCAGCCGCAACAGGTCTGGCAGACGGGCGGCCGTGATTGGCTGGCCGGTCAGGTCAGCCGGGGGAACATCACACAGAAGCAGTTTGATGCGGCGCTGAGCTTTGAAGAGGCACACGCGGCCTATCACGGGACCGAGGCGATCCGCAGCACGCTTGACGATGAGGTCATCGCCATGAAGATGGCGCGGGGGGCGTCAACCAAACCATCGAGCGGGATGAATGATCGGCAGTTGGAGGCGAGGCGGGCGTATAGCGCGCTGTCAAAGCGGCTTGGCGATCCCTGCTTGGGGTTCTTGATTGCCGTGGTGGTTGACGGCAGGCGGCCTGCTGATGTGGTTCCTGGCATTACCGGCACAGTCACAGCAGCCGACGGCAAGATCGGCATTGGGTTTCTGCGCATGGCGCTGAACGAAGTCATCGAGATTACTTCTGGTTGACGACAGGTCCCGTAAGCATGTATGCTTCACCAAACTTCATAATTGCGCCTGCCGGTGACGGTGGGCGTTTTTTGTTTCACCCGCCCGTTAATTCGGCGCGGGTTTTTCTTTGCCTCCCTCAACGGGGCTGCGGCGGTTCTCGAAAGAGCCCGCCGTTTTTTATTTCAGACAGAGGATCAGATGGATGACCAAGACCGAATCAGAGATTGAAAACGAGATCGTCGCCAAAGGCCTGACCGCACCACGCATCACGCCCGATATGATTGATGAATGCGTCATGACGGAAGCGTATCATGTCTTCCCCGGCACAACCCTGACCGTGTGCGCGCTTACATTGCGCAATGGCTTTCAGGTTGTTGGCGAAAGCGCCTGCGCGAGCCCGGAAAACTTCAACCCGGAGATTGGCCGCAAGATCGCCCGTGAAAATGCCCGCAATAAGATTTGGGCACTGGAAGGCTATCGCCTGCGCAGTGAATTGGCAGGCGCGGCAGAATAATGACCGCCTTCCTCATCCTAACAGGTATCGCAACCGTCGCCCTCCTTGGGGCCGTAGCGTACCTGGTCGGGGTGTGTGCGAAATACGGTGATTTTGATGTGCGGGAGGATGGGTGATGCCAAGTCTTGGTGGACGCGGAAGCTATGGCGGCGATGATCCCAGCGGGGGCGCATCGCGCGACAATGGCGGTTACGGAATGGGCGGCTCTCGTTCTTCCGGTGACAACGATGCACAAAAGCAAGCTTATCAGGAAATGGCGCGGTCATTGGCCGAGGCTGGTTATGGCAACCTGTCGACTGCAACGTCACCCGCCGCTATGGCGATGGAAAGCCGGTATCGTGACTATGCCGACCGCTCAATCGGCGACCGCCTTGGCGCACTGATCGGTCGCAAGGAACTGGCCCCATCATTCAGCCAAACAAACCTGTCGCCAAACGCTGAAACGTCGTGGGATGTGGCGGGTTCGCCACTTGCCCGTGGCGCAGCATATGCGTTGGGCGGGCCGCTTCTGGGCGGTGCTTATAACGCCGCCATTGGCATTCGTGACGGCAAGTTTGGAAGTGCGGCCTTGTCTGGGCTGTCTGGTTTGGCTGGCGCCGCCGCCCCGCTGTCGATGGGCAGTGCCCTGCTGGGAAGCGCCAACCAGATCAACGGTATGTCCGAAATGATGGGCGGCAAGACGATTGATGATGTGATGAGCGGCAATGTTTCTCCGGTCCAGCAACAGGGGCCAAATCAGCAAATGACCCCGGCTGGTCCCGCCGTGCTTAACCAAGGCACGCAGGGTGATAGCGGACAGCCTCAACCGGCCCAGCAAGCGCCACAGCCACAAACACCGATGACACAGCAGCAGCGCGACGAATTGGCGCGCCTTCTCACGCAACCAGGTTACACCGTGGCAAATCGCGGTGTCGTTTATACGGGCTGACAATGGCAACTCAGGGCGAACAGCAGCAGCAGCTTCGGTCTTTGTCGGGCGAAACGCTGACCTGGAATGGTGATGTGATTGCGGCTGCCAAGGCGGCCACTGGCAAGGAAGGCACATACAATGAATGCCTGATTGCCTTGCTGCAATGGATTTTGGGTTCGACCAACACCAACCTGAACGGCCTTTATGCCGAATTTCGCAATCGCACTGGCGCAAATTATCCGTTCGTTGGGGCAGATGGGACGCAACTTAATGGCGCACCACCGTTCTCCATTTTCAGCCGCAACACCAACGCGACCTTTGTAAACGACGAAGGGCTGATCGAGGAAGTCGGTGCTGATGTGCTGCGGGTTCAGTACAACCCGGTGACGCTTGAACAGTTGGGGTGGTTGATTGAGGGGCAGAGGGCCGATCTTATCACTTATAATGCGGCCAACACCGATTGGAGCAAAGTCCGGTGCACCGTGACGGAAAATTATGCCCCTGATTTGTTCGGGGGCAACACCGCGCAAAAAATAGTGGAAGATACGAGTTCTTCAACATCGCACTATTACCAAAGCAAATCGTTTGCTCATACGTCAGGGCAAAAATACTGCTACTGGGGTGTTTTTGAGGCTGATGACCGATCCAAGGTTTGGATCGACTTTTCCGACACAATCTTTGGCTCGGCCTCTACGTGTTACTTTGATCTTATCACCGGCGCTGTCACTTCACAGTTTTCTGGTATTGACGCTGCCGGGGTCATCCTGATGGGCAACAACAGGTATCTTTGTTGGGCGACGGATACAGCAACATCTAGCGGTACGGCTGGTGCTGTTTTTGGGTTGGCCGTTACGGACGGTGTTAGCGGATATACCGGTAATGGTACGGCTGGTGTTATTTTCTATGGCGCGCAAGCGGAAATTGGCACATTCCCAAGCAGCCTTATCGTTACTGGCGCAACGTCTGTCATCCGAGACGCTGACGAACTAAAAATCCCGCTGTCCAGCGTTGCCGGATGGCAGGATGGCGTAAGTTTTTCTGCCAGATACAAAGGCATTTCCGCGCCGGGTATTGGTTCAAGCCCTCAATACCTCGCGACCATTGACGATGGCACAACATCAAACGTTATCGCGGTGTATCGTGGGGCTGATAATTACATCTACCTCAATGTTGTTGATGGGGGCGTTACCCAGGCAACAGTTCAGGGGCCGCAGGTCATTGGCAGCCATACCGTTGATGTTGAAATCACTGTAATCGAAGATGATATATCGATGTCTGTTTCGGTCGATGACGGCGCTGCGGTCACTTACGGCCCCGACACCTCCGGCACCATCCCCACCGGCCTGACCGATCTCGTCATCGGCAACCGCTCAGACATGGCGCGGGCTTGGTTTGGGGTGGTTTCAAGCTATCAGATCAAGGCATTGCCATGAACACGGTTTACCTGAAAGCAGACAGCGAGAGCGCCCTTAAAGAGGCGCTTTCTTTTTGCCTGTCGGTTGACGAGGAAGGTAGCCAGTTCCTTGCACCGAAAGGGCCGGGCTGGTCGCTGGATGTGATCGGGAAAATTCTGCGACCTGATTTTGATTTTGGTGATCAAGAAAGCCCGAACGCGCCAACAGAAGATGATTACGTGCCGGGATGGCACGCGAACCTGTTGGTAACGGAAGATTTCAGCGAAACGATCCCAGAAAGCATTGTGATATCGACGCCAAACAACCCGGTAAGAGAGTGGTATTTGTGATGGTCAGGCCAACGAAATATGACCCGAAATATTGCGACGAGGCCATTGAATTTGCGCAGGACGCGCTTGAAAACGGGAAATTTAAAGGCCTTAACCATTTCGCTGCCCATATCGGGGTATCGCGGACGACCCTGCAAAACTGGGAAGAAAAGCATTCTGAATTTCGTGACGCCCTTGAAATGTACCGGACCCTTGTTGCTGTTTGGCACGAGGATCAATACGACAACATTGTGATAAACGGCGGCTCAGGCGCGCAGGGGGCATTGCTGCAATTGGGCCTTAGTAATTTCTGCAAGACCGACTTCCAGGATATCAAGAAGGTTCAGCACACCGACGGCGAAGGCAACAGCCCCTGGGCGGCAATCACGGCGATGACAAACAATGGAAAACGGCCTGGTCCCCAATGATGTTGCAGATTGCTTCACCGATCCGCGCTGGCGGCTAAACAACCTTTATTTCATCACGGACAAGGAAGGGAAACGGGTCCAGTTCAAGATGAATTGGGCGCAAGAAATGCTGTTTAACGAACTGCATTTCTTAAACCTGGTGCTTAAGGCCAGACAGCTTGGTTTTACGACATTCTTACAGATCTTCATGCTTGATGCTTGTGTCTTTCACCACGACACAAGGGCAGGTGTAATTGCCCATACCCTGCCTGATGCAGAGGCCATCTTTCGGGACAAGATCAAGTATCCCTATGACCATCTACCTGATGGCTTAAAGGACGCTGTGCCGATCCTGAAGAATAACCAGACCACGCTTGAACTCGGCAACAACAGCATTGTTCGAACCGGAACATCGCTGCGCGGCGGCACGCTGCAGTATCTTCATATTTCCGAATTCGGGAAGATTTGCGCGAAGTACCCCGAGAAAGCGCGTGAGATCGTTACCGGCGCACTGAATACCATTCAGGCCGGGCAGGTCGCTTTTATCGAAAGTACCGCAGAGGGGCAGGAAGGACGGTTCTACGACATGTGCCAGGAGGCGCAGGTTAAGAAGAACATGGCGGCCGCTCTGTCGGAACTGGACTGGAAGTTCCATTTTTACCCGTGGTGGAAAGAGCCGGCATATGAGATTGACCCATCCGGGGTCGTGATTAACGAGGAATATAGGAAGTATTTCGCGGAACTGTCCGAAAAGATCGGGTTTGACCTGAGTGCCAGAAAGAAAGCCTGGTACGTCAAAAAGGCCGAAATCCAGCAGGAGGACATGAAGCGAGAATATCCTTCAACGCCGGAAGAAGCGTTTGAGGCAAGCGTAGAGGGCGCCTATTACGCCAAGCAAATGGCTCGGATCGAGGCAGAAGGCCGGATCTGTTCCTTGCCGCCGCTCAAAGGGATACCGATTCATACAGCTTGGGATATCGGCGTTTCGGATTACACGACAATCTGGTTCTTTCAGGCGACGACTGATGGCCCCCGTATCGTCGGCTATTACCATGATACCGATTACGGGATGCCCTGGTATGTCAGAAAACTTACTGAATACCGCGACCGTTGGGGGTGCCGGTTCGGAATGCACAAGTTCCCGCATGATATCAAGGTCAGGGAATGGGGTACCGGTCGAACCCGCATTGAGCAATTCAATGAAGCGGTGAGTGGTGATGAAACATTGGGTACAGCCTCAATGGTCCCGATGCATAGCGTTGCTGATGGGATTAACGCCGCTCGCGGCTTGTTGCCCCGTTGTCACTTCGATGAATCGGAATGTGCGAACGGTCTGAAATCGCTTCGAAACTATCGCAAGGACTGGGACGAACACCGTTCTATTTTCCGTGATGCGCCGCGCCATGATTGGGCTTCACACGGTGCTGACGGCTTTCGTGGCCTTGCGATGGGGTACAAGGAAGTGCCTATCGAGCAACCTGCAATTACAGAACCAAAGCCGATTGAAACGCGAATGCCAACGTTCGCAGAAGCCCTTGCTTTGCATGACGAGGGCTTGGAGGATGATTATTGATGGATGACCATGGCGAAATGCTGAAACCCGGTAGCGACCGCTATTGGGAGGCGCAACTTGAAATGAGCGAGCGCCGGGAACAGGAATTCCGTCAAAATGGCGAAAAGGTCGTTCAGCGTTACAAGGCGGAAAGGCCAACAACCGGCACAAAATCCAGCCGGATGAATATTCTGTATTCTAACACAGAGACCCTTAAGGGTGCGCTTTACGGAAAGACAGCGAAGCCAGATGCGCGCCGACGCTACCATGACGCTGATCCGGTTGGAAAACAGACCGCCGAAGTCCTGGAACGGGCCCTGGCTTTCGTTACCGACGATCCCGATGTGGATGTTGATAGCGATATCGAAGCAGCCATTCAGGACAGGCTGCTGCCTGGCCGTGGTGTGGTTCGCGTGGTTTACCGGCCCGTTATCGCCGAAATGGAACAATCAACCCTCGGCCTTGATGAGGAGGGGACCGAGGCTGTTTCGACCGAAATGGTTGAATATGTCGCCGACCAGCGCATTGAATTTCATCATGTCTATTGGAAGGATTATCGCCAAGGCCAAGCCCGCAACTGGCGTGATGTTCCATGGGTAGCTTTCCGCCATGAAAAGACCACCGAGGAAATGGTCGCCGACGGTATTGATGAGGCTATCGCGAAGTCAGTACCGAAAAATTCCAAGCCTGATGACTGTTCGGAAGAAGACAGAAACCTTCTGGCCAAAGCCGAGGTCTGGGAAATCTGGTGCAAGGAAACCCGCAAGCGTTATTGGTACGTGAAAGGCTTTAAGGTTCTCAAGTCCGACGATGACCCTTATGGCCTGTCAGGGTTCTTCCCGGTTCCGGCGCCTCTGCTGGCTGTAACCACGTCTGACAGCCTTATTCCGGTGCCTGATTACCATGAATACGAAGACCAGGCGGAAGAATTGGACCGCATCACTACGCGGATCAACCGGCTTGTTGACGCTCTTCGACGTCGCGGAATTTACAATTCAGAAATTGACGACGGGGTTTTGTCCAAGCTGGCAACAGCGAAAGACAACCAGTTCATTCCGGTGAAAAACTGGGCACAATTCGTGCAAACAGGCGGAATGCAGACCGCGTTTCAAAACGAAGATATTTCGCCGATTATGGCCGTTGTGTCTGGCCTGTATGAGCAGCGCGCCACGCTCATTCAGTCGATTTACGAGATTACAGGCATTTCCGATGTGATCCGTGGGTCGTCTAATCCGAACGAGACAGCCACTGCCCAGCGTCTTAAAGGACAGTTCGGGTCGATGCGGCTGCAGAAGCAGCAAAAAGCAGTCGCCAAGTTCGTGCGTGATTTGTACCGGATCGCTGCCGAATTGATCGCCGAGCATTTTGAACCGGAAGTGCTTTCGCGCATGACGGGCATTCAGGTCGATGGCCAGATGATTGCGATCATGCGGGATGACAAGCTTCGCGGGTTCCGGGTTGATATCGAAACTGACAGCACCGTTTTCGAGGACGCAGAAGCAGAAAAGCAATCCGCCGTTGAACTGGTGTCGGCTGTAACGCAATTCCTTGGCCAGGCCGCGCAACTGTCCGGTGCCGTTCCCGAAATGACACCCTTGATGTTCGATCTTCTGTCAATGACGGTGCGCCGGTTCAAGGGTGGCCGCCAGATCGAAGATACGATCGATCAAACCCGCAACCAGATCATGGCCAGGCTGCAACAGCAGCAGAGCCAGCCGCCTGTCAATCCTGAAATGGAGAAACTTAAGCAGGAAGGCCAGATCAAACAGGCCGAAATGCACCAGGACGGGCAACTGGAAATTCGCAAGCAGAATCAGGAATTCGAACTCAAGAAGCGCGAGCAGGACATGGACACCCGAATTGAACTGTTTAAAGCCGCAGGCCAGGGGATGATGTGATGCGCACCAAATACAGATGGGACCCCGACACCCGAAAGATGATCGAGGTTCCCAAGGATTACCAGGGCCCCGCTCGCAGCGATGGGCCTTTTTTCATGTCCGACATCCAGCCATTCGTGACCACCGACAAGGTGGAAATCACGAGCCGTTCTGCGCTCAGGGCATACGAGCGCAAGAACAACGTTCGACAGGTCGGTAACGACTTTAACCCAGGCAATTTTTAGGAGTTAACAAGATGGAAGAAGACGTTGTGAGCACCCCAGAAGGGCAGGCCGACGATCTTGATGCAATCATCACCGGCGCAATGAACGGCGGCAGTGATGGCGTTGAAGATGAACCATCTGAAAGTACCGGCCGTGACGAACGCGGCCGCTTCAAGGCCTCTGATGAGGCAGACGGCACCGAGGAAGCACCGGAAGAAGATCCGGCAGGCACCGGGGCTGATACGTCAGAAGGTGACGACCAGGAACAGGAAGAAGAAACCCGTGCAGGGCAGATCGATCTTCCCGCTGACTGGCCGGACGAACTGAAAGCCAAGGTGGCAGCACTTCCTGTGGAAGCGCAGGCGGCTGTTGTCGAGACGACCAAGGGATTTCAGGCCGATTACACCCGCAAGACGATGGCTATTGCGGAAGAACGCAAGCGGTACGAACAGCTTGAACAGGTATTTGCCCCGCACCGGAATTCGTTTCGGCAGGCCGGGATTACCGAAGCGCAGGCCGTTCAAGGATTGCTTGCCGCCGAAGCTGCGCTGAACCGCGACCCCAAGGCCGCGATCACGCATTTGGCGCAACATTACGGTGTTGATCTTTCGCAGCAGGCCGAGGGCGGAGAAAACCCCGCCCATAACCCCGAATTATCCATGCTTCGCAATGAACTCACCCAGGTTAAGGGGCAGTTGTCACAATTCGAAGCGGAGAAACAGCAGCGGCACGTTCAGGATTTGACGGGCCGTATCGAGACGTTTGCAACCGCGAAGGACGCAAGCGGCAACATCCTGCATCCGCATTTCGATGCCGTGCGCAATGTTATGAGCACCCTGCTGTCGTCAGGGCAGGTTCAGGACCTTGAGAAGGCATACGAACAGGCCGTCTGGCTTGATCCCGGTGTTCGCCAGCGTATGTTGGCCGATGCCGAGGCCAAGACCAAGGCCGAAGAAGACCGGAAGCGCAAGGAAAGCCTCGATAAAGCCCGCCGTGCCGGTTCCGGCCCGCGCGGCTCTTCTCCCAACACAAAGACAATGCCTGACGATCTGGACGGGATCATTACGCACTCGATGAAGATGCACGGCTTCTGATCGGGACGCATGGATTTGCTTTCAACCAGTGTCATGAAGGAAAAATCATATGGCATCGGCAAATCCGTCTTTTGACGATATCGTCACCACCACTCTGCGGGGCTATTCCGGCAAATTCGCCGACAACGTGACTAATCACAATGCCCTGCTTCGCTACATCAATGAAAAAGGCAACAAGAAGTACGCCACCGGGCGCTCCATTGTTCAGGAACTCGATTACGCCGAAAACTCCACTGTGAAGTGGTATTCGGGTTCGGAAGTCCTTGACGTGTCGGGTTCGGAAACCTTCACTGCTGCCGAATTCACCTACAAGCAACTTAACGGCAATGTGGTCATTAATGGTCTGGAAGAAATCCAGAACAGCGGGACAGAAGCCGTTCATAACCTGCTGCGCAGCCGTGTGAAGAACCTGGACCGTTCGCTGAAAAACACGATGGCAACCGCCATTTATGGCGACGGCACCGGCTCCAATGGCAAGGAAATTGGCGGGCTGCAATTGCTGGTTGCCGATGTTAACACCAACACCGTTGGTGGCATCGATGCAAACGCTTATGCCTTCTGGCGCAACCAGGTCTATGACTTCTCGGCCAACTCGGTCACGCCGAGCAGCGGCACCATTCAAACCGCGATGAACGATATGTTTGTTGAAACCACCCGTGGGGCAGACAAAACCGACTTCATCGTCGCGGACAAGACCTACTACATCTATTACTGGGAATCTCTGCAGGCGCAGCAGCGGTTCACGGTTGATACCAAAGCCGCCGCCGGTTTCCAGAACATCGCTTATGCGGGCAACATTTCTGTGTTCTTCGACAGCGAATGCCCGGCCGAGCACATGTATTTCCTCAACACGGACTATTTGCACCTTCGCCCGTCGAAGGGTCGTGAATTCACGCCGTCAAAGGAACGCATGTCCGTCAATCAGGACGCCATGGTTAAGCCGGTTTTCTGGGCCGGTAACATGACCTGCAGCAATCGTTCGCTGCAGGGCGTCATTCACGCTTAAGGAGGGCCGATCAATGGCGAATACCAATTTTGCAACCAGCAACCTGATCGGCGCTCGGTTTGATGCCTGGTCCAGCGATGCCAAGTTCGATCTTGGCACGGTGGCATCTGGCAACGACGGTTCCGAATGGGTTTATGTTCAGGCCGATGCAGGCGGCGTCACTGCCGCCGGTTATGTGGTCCTGATCGATGAAAGCTATGCTGCGGACATGATCGACACCACCAACACGGCGTCCGCCTTTGGGCAGGCCGTGGGCGTGGCTTCGGCTGCAGCAACGGCCAACTATTATGGTTGGGTACAGCGCAAAGGTACGGCAAGCATCCGCGTTGCCGCGTCGTGCGCTGCCAATGCCGCGATCAATTCTACCGGCACAGCAGGCCAGCTTGATGACGATGCCTCGACCGGGGCGGAAGTGATCAACGGCATTGTGCTGACCACGGCCAATGGGGGCGCTGCTGGCACCGCTGAGGGCGTTCTCAGCTACCCCAATGTCGGGGCCACGCTGTAAGGCAATCAGGAGCGGCTTTCGGGCCGCTCTTTTCTTTTATCAATTTTGGAGGAATCCCCAATGATGCGGGAAACCAATGTGCGTGCGTCATTCTTCGAGAACGGCAAAAACACCATGATCGAAATCCGCATTGTCGGTTCGTCTGATACGATCATCCGTAAAGCCAGTGCGGAAGATACCGCGCGGTTTGCTGCCGAATATCAGCAATACAAGGGCAATCTGCCCAAAGATGTTGGAGGTACGCCGCTGACAGAAGTTCCCGGGATTGACCAGAACCGGGCGGTTGCGCTCAGCCTTAAAGGCATCCACAATGCCGAAGACCTCGCGGAACTGGACGACGGCCCGGCCAAAAATGCAATTGGCATGGGCTGGCTTGATCTGCGCAAATCCGCGCGCAACGTCATCGAGCTTAATAAAATGAAGGCTGAGGCCGAGAAGGCCAAAGCCGCGCAGGAAGCAGCAGAAAAATCCGCTGCAGACGAGGCAGAAGCCAAAGCAAAAGCCGAGGCCGAGGCCGAGAAGAAACAGGCCAACCAGAAGCAGACCCCGAAAGCATCCTGATCATGACCCTGCTTGCCATTTGTCAGGGGGCCGCCCGAGAACTGGGCATCCCCGTTCCTAACATTGTGTTCACTTCAACCGATCCGCAGGTGAAGCAGCTTTTGTCATTTGCCGAAAAGACCGGCGAAGAACTGATGAAGGGGTACGAATGGCAAGTCCTGGTCAAGGAAGCGAGCTTTTCCACGGTGGCGCAGGAAAGCCAGGGAACGCTGATCAGTATCGCATCTGATTTTGATCGCATCGTTGACCAATCGATGTGGGATCGCACCCAGTCGCGCCGGGTGCTTGGCCCGGTAGATGCTTCCCAGTGGCAGCGCTTACGCGGTCAGATCACGGAAGCATCGGTTGAATACTGGCACCGGGTGCGCGGGGGTGAATTGCTGTTCTGGCCCTCTCCGCCCGCAAATCAGTCCATTTATTTCGAATATATCTCGAAAAACTGGATTTCCGGCGCATCCCCATCGGATCGGTTTGCGGCGGATGATGACACCTCCCTGCTTGATGAAATGCTGATCCAGTACGGTGTTATCTATCGGTTCCTTAAGGCCCAAGGCCTGCCCTATCAGGATGCTCTGGCCGAATATATGGGCCGCCGTGACAAGAACCTGATCAATGACAAGGGCAACCCGGTCATTTCAATGAATGGCGGCAACGGCGGCATGTTTGGTGAAAACATTCCTGATGGGACCTGGCAATGACACAAATCACGCTGCCCGCACCAATTGGTGGATGGAATGCGCGTGACGATATTTCCCAGATCAGACCAGATCAGGCCATTGTGCTTGAAAACTGGTTTCCGGGTGAGCAGGCCGTTACAACACGGCCGGGCCACACCCTTTATGCGGAAATATCGGGCACGGTCGAAAGCCTTGTCACGTTCAACTATGACACCACGGAACACCTTCTGGCCGGTAACGGCGGTGCGATCCTGAAAATTGACCAGGGCGCAACCACCGAACTGAAAACCGGGTTTACCAACAACCGCTGGAATGCTGAAACCATCAGCGGTTACGCCGTTCTGTTCAATGGAGCAGATACTCCGCAGAAATATGACGGCTCCAGCATCACAGACAACACGATCACCGGAAGCGGGCTTTCTGCGTCTGAACTGATCTATCCGTGGAAATTCAAGAGCCGCCTGTTTGCGGTTCAAAAAAACAGCACCAGCGCCTGGTATCTTGCAACCAACGCCATTGCTGGCACCGCCAGCGAACTTGATTTTTCCTCTCTTGCCGAAGGATATCTTGTTGCCGGTGGCACCTGGACGCGAGACGGAGGCGCGGGTGCTGATGATTTCTGCGTCTTCCTTTTTTCGGAAGGCGACGTTCTGATCTATCAGGGCGACAACCCATCAAATGCCAGTTCATGGGCTTTGGTTGGGGCCTTCAAGATTGGACGCCCGCTTGGTGATCGGCCTCTTACGTCCTTTGGCGGCGAACTGCTTGTCATCACCATTGATGGTTTGGTGCCTTTGTCGTCAATGCTGCCGTCTGGCCGGTCAAATTCACAGGCGGTTTTGACCGATATCGTCAGCGGGGCGTGGAAGGCGCGGGCGCGCTCTTACAAGGACCAGAACGGCTGGCAGGCGATGATTTATCCGCTGGCCCAGATGGGAATCATCAATGTGCCCATCGGTTCAGCCAGGTACGAGCAATTCGTCATCAACACCTCCACTGGGGCCTGGTGCCGGTTCACCGGGATTAACGCCACCTGCTGGGCCTTGCATCGCGATAATGCCTTTTTCTCTGCCACGGGCGGCGTTTACCGCTTTGATAACGGGGTTTCCGACAACGGCATGACTATCACCGGCCTGTATGCCGCGCCATTCCTGAACCATGCACCAACGGGCCAAAAGAAGGCCTACAAGATGGTGCGCCCTCTTATGTCATCGGCAGGCAATATCCCGGTCTATATCGGGTTTGATACCGATTATGCCGCGAAAACCTCCTATTACGAGCCAACAGCGGTTGAAACCGGCGGCGGCGCTGAATGGGATACATCGGCGTGGGACGCAGACGAATGGGCCGGTGCACAGGCCCCACAACAGCAGTGGCGCAATGTGGCCGGTATCGGCGTTTCGGGGTCAATCCGCATGAAAACAATCACGCGCCTTAACCAGGTGTCATTACATGGCATCGACCTGATTTATGTGCCAGGCAATGGACTTTGACCGTATCTGGGCGCTGGTCGAGCCAGCGGTAGACCGCGCCGACGAAGGCGTAACCAAACAGGAAATAGCAGATGGCATCCAATCGGGTGCCATTTTTGTTTTCACCCGAACCAACCCGGACGCGGCAGCCCTTTGCTTTGCCGTTCGTGGCCGCCTCCGTATCGGGGTGGCCGGGGGCGATCTGGGCCAACTCAAAATCATCAATGACGAAATAACGCATTTCGCCCGCGTCAGTGGATTTCGGGGAACTGAGATCATTGGTCGCGATGGCTGGGAACGCGCCTTGCCCAACTTTCGGAAATCAGCGGTAATTCTAAGACAGGATTTTTGACATGAACCTATTTGGCAGCAGTTCGGCCCCTTCGGTTGACACCAATGCTCTCGTTAATTCGCAGAGCAGCGCCAACGCTGATACGGCGCGGCTTAACGCCCAACTGAACCGGTATAACACATATACCCCGACAGGCTCGGTTACCTGGTCGAATAATGGCGATCAGTGGACGCAGACGCAGACCCTTTCACCGGCGCAACAGAGCCAGCTTGATTCAATGAACCAGATCGGAAATTCGGTTCTTGGCCAGGCCGCAAATTCTGCCGGTCAGCTTCCGTCAAGCCCGTTTTCCTATGACGGGGCACCGGCCTATCAGTCCTCTATCGATTATTCCGGCCTGTCGCAGGTTCCCACCGATATCGGCGCTTATCAGGACCAGGCCACGAAGTCGGCATATGACCGCACCATGAACAACCTGCAGCCGCAGTTTGATCAGCAAAAAGAGCAGATGACACAGCAGCTTGCCAATCAGGGCATTATGCAGGGCAGCGAGGCTTACACCCGCGCCATGGATGATTATAACCGCAACTATAACAACGCGGCCCTGTCAGCGTCACAGGACGCGATTATGACCGGGGATGCCCTGGCCGGTTCCATGTTCAATCGGGGCCTGACCAGCCGACAGCAGGGCATTTCAGAACAGATGAACGATCTGAACCTGAACAATGCCGCCCGGTCGAATTACGCCAATGAACAGCTTACGGCGCGCAACCAGAACCTTAACGAACTGGCCGCACTGTTGCAGGGGTCGCCAGCACTGCAAATGCCCACCAGCGGCGGAAGCGGCGCGGTATCGGTCAATTCCCCGGATGTGATTGGCGCGGCAAACATGGCAAACAACAACGCTCTGGCGCAATACCAGGCTGGGCAGGCAAACCAATCGGCCTTGCTGGGCGGCCTGATGAACCTTGGCCTTTATTCGATGATGGGGTAACGCACCATGCAGACAACCAACCAGATGATGGCCGCCCTTCTGAGCAACAACCCGTCCTATAACCTTGGGCAAAACTTTTTGCGTCAGGGCACGCAACAGGCGGTTCTGCCGGGGCAGGCCATTGGTAACAGCCTCACCACACTGGCCGGACTTCTGGCGACCAAGAAGGGCCGCGAGGAAGCGCGCACGCAGGTCGATGACCAGAACAAGCAGCTTGGGCTTCTGTTGCAGAACAGTGGGTTTGCCGTGCCCGATGGTGTTGATCCCGGGATGGCATTGCCGATCCTGCAGGCAAAATCACAGATGGATCAGGCCAAAGCCATGAATGATTTCCGCGTCAACCAGGCGAAGTATCAGCAGGGGCAGGACAAGCTGAATTATGATTTGCGCGTTAAGGAGGCAGAGCGCGATCAGCAAAACATGGATCGCCGGTTTGGCTTCCAGGAGGCGCGGGCGGCCGCCGGTGATGCGCAAGATAACCGCAACTACGAACTGGCTCTTCGAAAGGCGGATGATGCTCGCAGCACACAGCAGGCCGCACTTGATCTGAAAAAATCCGCGCTGGATAACGCCCAGCAGGCAAAGGCCAACAAGGATCAGGACCAAATGCAGACGCGAACGACGAACATGCGCAAGGAATATACCGGCATGATCAAGAACGCGAATGTCATGAACGAGAACTATTCAAAGATGTTGCAGGCGGCGAATGACCCCAGTGCGGCTGGCGATATCTCGTTGATCTTCGCCTATATGAAGATGCTGGACCCGCAATCTGTTGTGCGCGAAGGCGAGTTTGCCACGGCTGAAAATTCTGGTGGTGTTCCAGAAGCCATCCTCAACATGTACAACAAGGCCCGCGACGGGACGCGTTTGCAGCCCGAACAGCGCCTTGATTTCCTCAATCAGGCCCGCGCCCAGTATCAGGGCGCAATGAAAATCGCTGATAATATTGACCAGTGGTATACCGGCCTTGCTCAAGACGCAGGCATTGACCCGACGCAGGTCATTATGCCCCGGCCAGAGTTCGGCGGTCAGTATGACGAAGTCGCTGCAAAACTTGGGGGCGGCACCAACATGGCCGCCTCGCCAGACGGTATTGACCCTGAATTGTGGGCCGTTATGTCGCCGGAGGAAAAATTACTATGGCAGAACTGACGCTCGACCAGAAAAAGGCACTGGCAATGGCCCGTGCCCGTCTTACGGTGGCAAAGCAGAAGCAGGCCGGGGCGGCGGGCACCGAAGACATGTCCGCCCTGAAACAGGGCCTCCGTGGCGCTGAAATGGCCTCTCGTGGCTTTGCGGATAGTGCGTTGGAAAGCGTTGCTGCTATTCCTGAGCTTGTTTCTTACGGCATGAGAGAGGCCGGACTTCCAGCACCAGAACAGGGATTTTATCCCGACAAACTCAAACAGGGCTGGCAAAAAGCGGGGGAATTCATTTCATCGCCGGTAAACGAGGCTATTGGCGGTATTGGCCCTAAAGAAATGTCCACCACCGACAGGGCCCTGTATGGTGGAGGGCGTGGGGTTGCCGATGCTGCAAGTGTGTTTGTGCCTGCTGCCGGTGTCGCCAAAGCTGCCAAAGCCGGTTCGATGACACAGGGTGTTGCACGTGCCCTTGCCGCACAGCAGGGCGCGCAGATGGTGGCCGGTGGCACAGGCGGTGCCGTTGGCGAAGCCACAAACAGCCCGTTGCTTGGCCTTGCTGCTGCCCTTGGTACGGCTGCTGCTGGTGGTGTCGGTAGTGCTGCACGGGCGGGCCTTAAAAACCGCTCCGCCGTTAAACAGTTCCTGAAAGACGCGCCGGAGGAAGTGGAACTGGAAGATGCTGCCAACGTCCTCTATGACCGTGCCAAGTCCGTGCCTGGAAACGTCAAGGCCGATTCCCTTGCAAACTTTCTGGCGCGGGCGGAAACCCGTCTGGCCGATGAAGGGGCGGACCCGGACGTTCACAGCGGCCTTGCCAATATAATGAATGCCTTGCGTCGTCGGATCGGCAAAGAGCCTGATATGAAGGATTTGCAGAACATCCGGCGCATCGCCGCTAACGCCCTTGACAGCACATCCAATGATGAGCGTCGCTTGGGCCATATTCTGGTCGGGGAAATCGACAACTTCATGGCGAACCTGAAAGCCGATGACATGGTTTCAGGTTCCTTCAAAGATGCTGTTGGCGACATGAAAGACGCCAATGCCATTTGGGCGCGGCTGAAAAAGACCCAGACCATTCAGGAAGCAATCAACTCGGCTTCCATAGCGGGATCAGGGTTTGAAAATGGCCTGCGTGCGCAATTGCGCAGCATCGTCAACAACGCGTCAAAAAGGCGGCAATTCTCGGAAAACGAACTGGATATGATGCGGCGCGTCATTCAGGGTACACCGGCAAGTAACACCCTGAAAAAGGTCAGCAAGATGGGCTTTGGCACTGGCCAACAGTCGAACTGGCTGGGTGGCATTTTGTCGATGGGGGGCGGTTATGGCCTTGGTGGACCTACTGGTAGCCTTTTGGCCCCAATGGTCGGAAACATGGCAGGGAAACAATCCGTGGCCCTGGCTGAAAAATATGCTGATCTGATCAAGGCAATGGTCGCTTCCGGGAAGCCGCTACCAGAGGCTACCATGAGCCTGACGCCTGATCAAATTCGCCAGCAAATGGCCGCAATTCTCGCGGGCTGGGGGAAAGATCAGGCATTGTCACCAGCGCCGGTGCCGCGCAAATGATTGCCAGCCCGCACTGAACGATTATGTCCCATGTCTGGGAATGGGCTGGCTCATAAATCTCTACCCAAAATTTCCATGAAGTCTTTGTGAATTGAATCAAGCCGCCGAGACAGCCCAGACATTTGTTGCCTTGATCTTTTCAGCTCCCATTCCAAACGTTTAATCCGATCCTCAAGAAACAAGATGGAAAACACGGCCAAAGCGAAAAACAGCCAAAACGGCAGTTCGCCACCTTGCACGAGATATCCAACGTAAAACACCCCAACAACCAAAGCGGTTTTTAATATTAGAACCACAACACCCTCCCTCTTTCCCGCAATGATAGCGCAGGTTGCGTTATTGTTCCAATATTACAGGAGATACCGATGATCCATCAGAAACGTGACTGGCGCGTAACCGTTGTTTTGCACTATGTGGCAAAGCTTTTGGGCGTTAAAATAAAGGTGGATGGATGCCCCTACGGCGCCGACATTCTTGCAAAACCGCACCGCAGGGGCTATGGACACGAGATATCAAAAGATGCAGCAATCACTCAACGTGATTTTTAATCCATTCTGATATCTTGGGTTTGTTGGTAATCCAGCAAGTGTTTGAAGTAACCTCCGTGACAAATAAGAAATCGTTGCCGTCCAGGCACGTCTTCAAATCATCAACAACACCTGAAGATGTCTTGTCTGAATACACCGCCCAGACAGAGTCTTGAACGTAGGTGTATCCACTATATCTTTTGATTTTCTCGTACAGGCATTCGTAATTCTGTCCTTTTTTGTTCAGATCATAGCAAACTAGGTAAACAGGCATCGGAAGGTCTCCCCAAAGGTTTAAAACACACCACGATTCCACAACCCAAAATGAGAGTCCATCACCCGCCAGAGTAGGCGGGTTTTTTATTGGAGAACGATATGCCTTGGAATGGCGCCGGAACGTTTGAGCGAACAAACGGAACCCACAGCGGTGATACCGTATGGGAAAATGACCGGGACGCAGGGATTAAGGTTGTTGCGGAAAACCACGACAACCACGATCAGGACCTCGCAAACGGCATTCAGCAGTGTTTGACCAAAGATGGTCAGAACACGCCAACAGATAATCTCCCGATGGGCAACAACCGGCATACCGGCGTTGGCGCTGCTCAGGCTGCAACGGATTACGCCCGTGCTGATCAGGTTCAAAAAGGTGCCTTTATGTGGGGCGGCACTGCTGCCGGTGCTGCCGATGCCCTTACAGTGAATGTGGCACCGGCCCTAACCGCATACACTGCTGGTTTTGTCGTCCGGTTCATCGCCTCGGACGATAGCGCAACGACCACGCCAACGCTTAATGTGAACGCGGCAGGCGCAAAGACCATCGTTGATCAGAATGGCGATGCTCTTGTCGCTGGCGATATTGCCAATGGCACGGAATACGAGGCCATTTACGATGGCACGAATTTCCGTGTTTTTAAACAGGCTGCCGTTGACCTTTCCGGGTATGTCACTGGCCCCGAAACCACCACCGAGAACAAGGTTCCTCAGTGGGATTCAACAACGAACGCCCTAAAGGACGGTCTGGCTGTTGGCGAGGGGGCCAGCAGCCTGGTGCAGCTTGACGCCAACGCCAACGCCTTTGTTGCCATGCCAATTGGTATGCCGTTTCCCCTTTTTGACCATCTGACAGGTGTTTCGGCACCAAGTAACGCGGGCACGGCAAAATTCATCAAACTCACCGCAGGTCTAACCGGATCAGGGCAATACAACGAAGGTTTGCTGACAAATGAAAGTACAAGCGGAACTGCGCCGCTTGTTGTTGCAACAGCGGAGATCGCTACCGGTCCCTTGTCTGGTAAAACGATCAACCTGATCAACACTGAAAACAGATATGTGAAGCCTGGCACGTCATCGGGGGATGTTGCTAATGACCAGATGCAGCAAATAACAGGCGCAATCACGCTCAGGGCTGGGCAAGAGGGCGTCACCCCTACGGGTGTTTTCTCTGAATCGACGGCAGCGGCACAGCAGTCCACAACAACCGGTGCATCTGGTACAGCGGTTGATTTTGACAGCGCCAATTCACCTGATGCCCGTACCGGCACTTACACCGATGTCAAGCATGTGCAGGCGACATATTACATGCGGATTGTTTAACGCAGCATAGAAAACATCAAGGCCGCTTTCGAGCGGCTTTTTTTATGTCCGATCCACGGGGGAGCGAACATTGGACAATGAAACCATCCGATGGCTGCTTGGGGTGGCCGTTACTCTCAATTTGACCCTTTTTGGGTGGGTCTTCAAACGTCAGAACGACAACATGAAAGATTCAGCAGAAAGCCGGTCCAAGATGTGGGCCGCCCTCAACCGATTGAACGAAAAGCATCATGAACTGGAACGCCGAATGCTTGAAAGCATGGCGACCAAGCAGGATCTGCGCGAAGCGGAACAGCGGATCACGTCAACAATCACCAGCCTATTTAAGCAATTGGAGAACCGGCAATGATCGACTGGAATGATTATGCCCCGGTGTTTGTGAAGTCAGAGTTTGATTGCAAATACACGGGCAAAAACCACATGCAAAAGCGGTTTATGGACACTCTGCACGCCATCCGCCTCGAATTTGACAAGCCTATGGTGATCACGTCCGGCTATCGGGATGTGACGCACCCGGTTGAAGCAAAGAAGGTGAGTCCTGGGGCCCACACATACGGCTGCGCGGCGGACATTGCTGTTTCAGGCGGGGATGCCATCCGGCTGATTGCAATCGCCTACAAGCACGGGATTGCCCGTATCGGCGTGTCGCAAAAAGGCTCGGGCCGGTTCATTCATATCGACATGGGCGAGGTGAACGGCTTCCCGTCGCCCGCGTTGTGGAGTTACTGATATGGTTGCTCCACTATTGATCGCTGGCGCTATGGCGCTGGCCAAGGAATTCCTGCCCGGTATGGTGAAGCACATTGCCGGGGACAAGGCAGGCGAGGTTGCTCAAAGCGTTGTTGATGTAGCCCAGAGCGTAACCGGCACGTCATCTCCCGACGACGCGCTGGTCGCCATGCAGGCCGATCCCAGCCTGGTCATCGATTACAAAAAACACATGGCGTCTGTGCAGGCCGAATTGGATAAGGCCTATCTTGTTGACCGGCAGAACGCCCGTGACCGTGATGTGAAACTGAAGCAGGCCGGATATCATAATTATCGCGCAGATATCATGCTGACGCTGGCATTTGTCTGTGTGGTGGCCCTGGTGTATTTTCTATGGGAAGCGCGGCTTGATATGCCGGATCAGGTTTTTGCTGCACTCAACATGGCTCTTGGTATGCTTTTGAAGATGATAGGGGACGCGTTTCAATTCGAGTTCGGCAGTTCGCGGGGATCGAAAGAAAAGGATATGATTGGTCGCCAGTAAGAACGAATATTGAACAAAATAAGAACAAACGGTAAATATAGCCATCGTTCGCCATTTCAGGGAGGTGATGATGGGTTTTGATTGGGCAGCCGACTTCCTCGATTTTCAGCAGGTGTTTGACGTCTATGTTGCGGGTTTTCCGCAATATGGCCCGCACGAAAAGGCTGTTGCCGATTATCAAGAGAATGCCGGTGCGGTATGGGCTGGGAACACTGGCACAAAACCGGGAGAACCGTTGTTCCTGGTTGGCAACTCTGTCCTGATTTTGCTTGATGGCCACCAGCGCTTAACGCCCGAACAAAAGAAGGTGCGCAAAGGGCTTGCTGCAAAGTGGAAGATGCTGCGCGCATCGGTTCACGCCGCGAACCGTGAGGCCATCGAAGGCCCCTCTCTTTGGAGTGGTGTCGCCAAAATTGAATGATCTGAATTCGCGCTTCATGTTCCCTTAAGCAGGGGACTGCTCCCCCGATGCATGTAATTAGGGAGCGAACCATGCGAAAACAGATCAAGAGCGAGCCTGTCGTTGCCGAATCAGCGCTGAATGAATTGAAGAAAATCCTTGATGATTTGAGGCGCGATCCGTCGCTGTATTCGGTGGCGGTGTATTTAGCCGCGGCGATTAGCGATCTTGAAAGCCGAAGAGGATAA